GCGCCCAAAGCGTTCAGATACTTTTGCATGACAAATTGAAAGCATTAAAAACCGCCAGGCTTGGTGTGAGGGTTTTATCCCACCTGGCGGTTACGGCGTGTTCAGGTCCGCTTTAGCAGACTACTCAGAAAAGGAACTTGACGCCAGCTTTCCCGCCGTAGCTGTTGTTGTCGTCGCCAGTAATTCCTGAAATCTCGCCGTAAACGGAAAGCTTCTCAGAAGCAGCAACTGCCCCTCCGATTTTCCCTGAAAACTCAACTTCAGAGTCAGCGCCGTCCAGCGTTACCAGGGCAGGGCCGCCCTGAAGGTAGAAGCTGTAAGGACCTTCGCCGCCTTCAAACCCCAGGTGAATGTCAGTGACAGCGCCTGAATAATCGCTTCCGCTCCAGCCAGCGTTTGCCTCAATGTTGGCGTATGGGCCAGCGATTGCAGAGAGGGGAGCCAAGGCAAGAGCGCCAGCGGCTGCACCAAAAACAATTGATCTGATCATTAGTGAACGTGGGGTACGTTTTTTCCGACACCACAGTAGGCGGTTTCTGTGTGTTCGGTAATGCAAAGGTGTCCATTTTGTCCCACGTCCCCTACATCGTTTAAATCGTGCTTATGTGGCACAGGCGCAGGATGTGACAAGCAAGCTGAACCAGAAGCAAATCCCACACCAAGAAACGTCGCTGCAAGCAGTTTTGTCATTGGCTTGGATACTTGATCGCTAGACCAGTGTAGAGACCATGAAATTCATGGCCAAGATCATCGCGACCATCTCGCAGGTAAAGGTGATTTAACCAGAGCACTCTATTTTCCATTGCTTCGATGTCCTCTGCTCCTGGCTTGCAGGGAATCATAGGGTCAGGGCGCTCCATCAAGACGGCTCAGTTGGCCATTCCATCGTATGGGGGAAACCCTCTGCTGCACTGATGTCTCGTAATGATTGACGATACGTCTTCCAAGCTGTTTTCTTGGTCGTAGTCAATGGGCTATCGGTCAAAACGGTCCAATCACAAGCAGCCAGTTTGCGGTCACGCTCTGCACGAACGCTTACAGCAGCTTGGTTGTCAACACTGGCTCGGTAAGCAGTCTCCTCGTCGCTGTCGGCAAACACCGGACCAACAATGAACTTGGTAAACCACTGACCGTTGATCTCCTCAACGCCATCACGGGTGCTGACTTCATACGGTCCTGATACTGTCGCAGCAGGTCCGTTCAACACAGGGTCATAGCCAAACCCATCAAGGATTTCGGCTGTGATTTGCTTGGGAAATGACGTGTTCGGGTTGTCAGCACGAAACTGGCTGACGGTGATAAGAGCACCTGTAGAGCGGTTGCGAATTTCCATGGTTAGGCGATGGCAAGGAAGAGATAAGTGCCGCCACTAGTGTTTAGAGCAGCAGGGGCTGATGATGTCACTGTAAAGCCAGCATTGAGTGGGTCAATGTAGTCGGTGTTAGTGACTTCTGCGTTATCGGAATTCAACAAGAGGTACGGGTCGTTACCACTGACGATGCCGCGAGCGGTGTCAAAAACATACCAATCACCAGCCGCGTCAGTGCGTTTAATCAATACAAACCTTGCACCGTTAGTAAAGCCGCAGTCAACGTTGATATCATAACCTGTTCCAGTGTAACTACCTACTTTACTGATGCCGGGTAGGGTTGCGAATAGGTAGGCCACGTAAGTTCGCGAACTACCGTTTACAGCGCCGTCAGTGCCTAATGGAAAATGAGTTGCGCTTTGATTTCCGCCATTAGCCCAATAGCTATTATTATTACCGCCTGCTCCAGGATCATTTATCCACAATCTGTATATTATTCCTAGATCTTTATGACCACAACTCCAATTTCGATTGTCACTTGTACATTTAACCCACCACATTTCAGGTGCAACTTCAAGGTTATGAGCTACGGTTCTATTTGAACCTGTCCCCGTATAAGCAACTACATCCATAAAACCTGGGGCACGTTTGAATAGATAATCAACCATTGATTGGCCGCTGCGGTTAACTTGCCAATTTCCCGAGTCATTGCCAAGTACAATCGCAGTACTGTTATCAAAACTTACAGTATTGTTATTCGTAATTTCGTAAGAGGTTGTTTGTGGGAAAATAAGTTTACCTGAACCTCTCAATCGGTCGGTAAAAGCAGACCAATGAGCTACGTTTCTTGCAGAAATAAATGCGGCATCAACAGCAAAACCGGCAGTCGATAAAGTACCGGCAGTTTGATTGCCATTTCTAGTATTTATCTTAAACACATCCGTTGCAGCACTGGGCGGCTTATTCGGACGGCGGATTGCCATGTAGATCACGTCTGCACTACCACCAAGGTTGTAAATCCTAAAACCAGTAGAATTTACCTCACCATGTCCAGCAGGAGTAGTAGATTCAGCATTAGTAACATTAGCGTATAACCTTTTGTCGTTATTGGAATTATCCCAACCGCGCATTGTATCGAGCATAAGCCAGCTACCAGAGGTATCAGTACGCTTAAACATTACAAATTGCGGTTCAAACCCAAGGTCTACTATTCCGTTTTCACTGCTATCAGTAGTTACGCTCCCACATTTAATAATGCTTTCATCACCAGCAGTGCCAAACTGTGCGTCGTCGTGAGCAAAGACGTAGGCGACGTAGGTGCTACCATTTTCATTGACGCCAGAAGAAGTACCAACCGTAAAAACGGAAGAAGTGGGTTCTGTATCGTTCCAGTAGATTGACGATGTGTTTGCAGCGTTGGTAGAATTTAGTCGTGTTTCTTTTGTAGCACCAAGAGAACGATGGTAGACATACCAACTTGACGAAGTATTCGTACGCTTGACAATGATTGTTCCTGGAACACTGCCAAGATTATGGGCAACCGTTCTTGCTGAACCTGTGCCGGTATAAGTAACTACATCAAAAAAGCCCGGCGCTTTGCGGAATGTCCAGGAGACGTTTGTTGAGTTATTTGTGTTTGTAACGTTGCTGGTGCCTAGCGTAAACCCATTAGAATTTGCTGACGTGAGCATGGTTGAAACAGCTTGACCAGTAGTAGAATTTGAATAAAGTCTTTTTGTAATGCCAGTTTCGGTATCGCCAAGTACATTTGCTTCAGCAAGGCTCCGTGACTTAAGCCATACCAAACCACCTTCACCAGCCAAATCAATTCCATTATTAATCGACTGAGAGCCACTATTGCCGTCATACAAAAACGTACTGAAGAGGTCATCGACATAGACAGAGTCCCCAGCTGCTGCTCCAGCAGCAGCCATCAACTTTGCGGCAATTGGATCCATAATTCCTCAGTTGACGTAGTCGACAAGTGACGCACCGCGATACCGCGTCCCGCCATCATCAGTTACGAAGAAGAATAGATGAGTTTTGCCTGTAGTCAAAGTTGGCGCGGTATCAGCAGGGAACTTCACGCTTGCAGGCCAACTCACCGTCCCAGACGTATGCGTCAGCTCAAGCACAAAGCTGCCAACCGTTCCAGATGCAGGCGGATTGCTGAAAGTAAAGGTTGAGTTGCCGTTGATGGTCTTGGTGAAATAATTCCCATCATTCAAGTCAATATCTAAAGCAGAAACCGCCTCAGCGACTTGCTCATAGGGTCCATCAATCGTGATGCCAGTTGAGGCCAGGGTTGATGTCCAGCTCGTCACACCGCTGCCATTGGTCTGGAGCAACTGCCCTGACGTTCCTGTGTCATTAGGCAGGGTCAACGTGTAGGACGCTGCTGCGCTGTGAGGCGGACCTTTTAGAAGAATGCCGTGAGAGTTTTGCTCGCAATTCAGCTTGATCTGTCCAGAACCACGAGTTGAATTGCCCTTAAATATGACTTGACCTGAACCGTTTGGATCAAGCTCAATGTCACCATCGCTGACGCTGACAATATCCTTGCCATTTACATCAAGGTCGCCGCCTAATTGTGGTGTGGTGTCAGCTACAAGATCTGCAAGAGCTGCCGCAGTAACAGCCACAAATGATGATCCGTTCCAAACACTTAAAGAGTTAGAGCCGGTGTCAAGGTAAAACTGACCCTGAAAATCACCACTTGTGGGGGCACTCGTTTGAAGTACACATGTCGAATCATTGGCCATCTTCCCGCCAGTGATCGTATTCGCGCCAAGTCTTGCCGCATCTAACGTTCCAGATGTCAACAGTGCTGCACTGTGGTTTGGAATGTCCGAATCAGCTAATAGCCCGCCAGCGGTCACAATGCCTTTAGTTGTAACCGTGACTTTTGGATAGCTTCCCGCAACAACACCGCTGGTTGCAATCTCAAGCTGACTACTGCCGTTCAGCGTGACATCGCCGCTCAGCTTGATACCGCCTAATGCTGAAGTTGAAGCCGTGTTAAGACTCGCAGAACCACCAGAAACACTTAGGCCACTGCCAATACTGATGCCACCAATCGCAGAGGTCGTGGCGACAGGCAAATCACCCGCAGCTAATGCACGACCTGAAGTGATATGGCCCTGAGCGTCAAAAGCAAAAAAGCCATAATCAGCAGCAGTAACAGAATTGCTATGACTGATCTGACCAGATGAAATGTTCAGACCACCGCCCGATGGGACTGAAACAGCACCGTCAGTGCTCGCCGTTCCAACGGGTAAATCTCCCGCAACCAAAGCTCGTACAGTTGGCGAGCCGCTACTTGATCCGCTAGAAGGTCCGGCTAAAACCTGATTAGGATTAAAGGCGGCTAACTTGCTAACTGCAATATCAGCACTGCTACTAACATCGCTATCTATAATTCCGCTAGTAGGAACTAAAGCGCCGCCGGTTAACTTAGCTGCAGTGATAGATGCGTCTTTGATGTCCGCTGCGCTGATTGATCCAGCTTCAATATGAGTCGTGCCAAGCGATGTTCCAGAACCTGAAACGGCATTAGCGGCAATTTGGTCCGCTGTTATCGCGTCATCAGCAATCTTTGCCGTTGTGATTTGATTGTTACCAACGTCCGCAGTTCCGATCGAAGCGGGCTCAATATGAACCTTGGAACCAGTAGCAGGAACTGCAGTTCCATGAACTGCTGCTGTCGCAATCGCTCCTTCATCAACGGCATCGTCAGCAAGCTCACTAGCTCCAATGGCATCCGCTGCAATCTGTGTCGCAGTGACGCTGTTGTTCGTCAGCTTGTCACCAGCAATCACCTCCGTTCCAAGCAGGCTTAGCCCTGCCTGAACCAGCTCGTCAGGCTCAATCTTTTTGTCTTCGCCAGCCGATATGTCAACTAGCAAGAGTACGTCGTCAGTTACAACGGAAGACGCTGTAATTGCATTCAGCTCTGTAACTTTTAGGTCAGCCATGCTGGGAACGGTGCAATGAGTTCAGTTTAAGGCGACTGCAACGCCACGTTACCGCTGCCGTTCTGCTGAACAACAGTACCACCAGTCTGGTTGAGAACCAGACTTGCTGCAGGCTCAGACAACAGACTAAGCGCCCCTGTCGTCACAAAATTAATCTGGCTTCGGACTGGCTCGTCTGCATTAAATGCAACGCCAACTTCAGTGATCAATCCGGTCAGCTCGTAAAAAATTTGTTCCGTATTTGGACCAGGGACACCAGCGGTATAGGGCTTGGCTGCACGAGTCTTTAGGTAAAACCGAGCACGAAAACTTGCTCCAAGATCTTGACGAAGTATTAGTTGGTGTAAATACTGGCTTACTTCACTGTTATAGGCGTTGATGTCACGGTTCTCAGTGGCATATGCATCATGATTCCAAAAAGCAGTGCAACTCCCTGATCCCGTTATTAAGGTGCTGACTCGCTGTCGGAATGCTTCACCTAAAGATGTCACATCAGCAGTCTCACGGTTAGTGTTCAGCTCGTAATTTGTGACCTCACCCAAGATGCGACGAGAATTATTCTTTAGCTGCACTTGGATCGGATAACTTGAAGCAGGAGTTACCAATGTTGCCGCGTTAGTCGTTCCACCCGTTAAGGCTTGATTCCATGTGGAGTAAAGACGGACGCTATTGGCTGCATCAACATTGACGTACCACTGCCCTTGTGGTGACTGGGCTCCTCCAGGAAAACTAGAGGCATCAATAAAATCTAAATCACTCGTACTAATCGCTCCAGCAGTAGTCATTCGAGTGATCTCAAGCAAATCACCCGTCATGAAACGGTTGTTGCCAAAATCAAAACTAAAACGCTTTGCCGTGGTGTTTACATCGGCAGGATCTAGCGTACTGTTGAAAAAGTTTTGCTCGCTGGTACGGGTTAACTCAATAATCCCGTGCGCCCCAAGGTAAACAGCCATAATTATGAACCTAACGTCGCCTTCGTCAAAGCACCAGAGGCCGTAAACGAAATAGATGCCGTTACTAAGTCACCCACCCGGCAGCTAATTGAGACAGAAGTCACTACACACTTGAATTCCACCTCGCGATTTGTCGTGTCCGACAACCTCAACAAAATTGTGTGAGTAGCCGCTGTATTTGGTGCGCCAGTTCGGATCACATCCTCAAGCAGCGCACCACCATCAACCGTATTAGACGTTTCAACGTAGTAATACGCCGTAGAGCTGCCATTAAAGCTTTGGATGCCTGGCACGTAAGTACGAGCAAAGTCGCCCAAACTTGTCGTCTCTAACGTGCTGGTCTGAGCCGAAAAGGACCACTCGCTCAGCTTGGCGACCTGTGTGCCGTCAACCCTGAGGCTGCCGTCAATGCCTGTGAAATGCTTGGCCATGGCCTTAGTTTAGCTGTAAACAGCGACGAGGCTGACAGAAACATTGTAAATACCCGGCTTGACGGCAACAACAGACGGTCGGCCTTCGTATCTCCACTTATTGGTGCCAAACGGGAATGCTGTGGTCATGCCTGCAAACACAGCAGCTGGCAGTGCAAATGTATCAAAGCTCCCTTTAACTGCGATGTAATGCGTGTTGAATGCCAAAGCATTTGTTTCGCTCACATTCGAGAAAGTCAACGACAGCTCGTGACCCGTTGCAACAGCGCCATAGAGCAAACGAACTTCCGCTCCGCTCGCCGCGTTAAAGCTTGATTGCCCAAAATTACCAGGCGTCCAGGTCCGTGTTGTGGGGTTGATTGCAGGGAAGCTCATGTCACTACTTTATAGGTGTTGCCAAAGACCAGGCTTGACAGGTTGGTTGGGGCTTCAACAGCTTCAATGTCCACCAAGCCATCTACACGATAGAACGCCGAAACAATTTGATACTGATTATCGTTTTTGTACGTCTTACCGGTGCTCGCCGTCACCGTAAAGTCAAACGTAAATAAACGCCCAGGCGCAAGATCAATCCGATCCAAAAAGGTGGTAAATCTAACGGTATGGGTCTGGGTAAGCCGCTGAGCGAGCACAAACTTTGCATAAGTAACAGCGTGGTCCTCAGTAGTGCAAAAGTCAGACAAGTCAAACGAAATAATGTTTGAACCGCTATAAGCAGCCGGAGCAACGCTTACAGTCCGTGGTTCGCCCAACATGTACCTTCCCTGCAAGCGGTAAGTAACATTCACGATTGCCTCTTCGCGATCCTGAAGCGTTGCGTATTCAAGCCTGTATGAACCAGGCACTATGTCGTCAAGCGTCAACTTTTGAGAAGCAGTAGCTGTGCTTGTTCCAGTTGTCGAGTCTTCAGTAGCAATGAAAAAAGAGTATTTGCCTTGCACCATGCCAAAATTCAACAAGAAATACGGCGCATATTCAGCAATAAATTCAAACGCGCCACTCTTTTCGCCTATGACGCCATCAAAAAACAAATTTTTAGACCTAGTGAACTTGATGGCTTTGAGGAAAGACTGAGTGTCAATTGCCGCAGAAGTGACCGCTCCAGCTCCGCCGGGGAACGTCGTCAGCAAATAGTTCGCTAACTCCGGGAACATGTTTGACGTTCCATCAGCACCTGTCTCAAGCAGCCTAATTTGAGCGCCGTTGTCATAATAAATAGACAACTGCCCTAAGCTGCTCATTCCTTTAAAAGCACGCAAATTAAGTAGTGCTATTCCCATGAACGGGTATTTTGGCGAATCTTGAATAATCTCGTTTATATAACTGATGCTGGCCGCATAATTTGTCGTTTGATCGTCTAAATTTGTTTCACCAAAAAACTCCGCAGAGCCACCTCTAAAAGTTAACTTATAGCCGTCATTGCCATCTACCATTATCTCTGATGTGTTACGCGCGTAAATAATTGAAAAGCTACCCTTACTCCGCGCAGTGTGCGAGACTTCGTTGTCGAAAAGAGTTGAATTAACCTCCATGTAATTTTCGCTGAAATCATCAGGAGTGATTGGCTCAAACTTAAACTGAACGGCCCTCAAGCTTGGATGCTGAATTTTTATATTTGAAAACATCGTCGTTGCCTCTGCCGTAGTGACGATCAACGGTTTACGAGTCAAAAGCCGCCAATCGTTGCCCGCGACTGTTGCATCGCGCCAATAAATATCAAAGGCCATCTTCGGATTATTTGGATCCGAAAGAATCGCCTTAAAATTAGGTGGCTTGCATGGGTCTGGATTAGGCAGTGCGTAGCCTGTCGCACTTGATGTATTGCGGTTTCTGTTTTCGCCTGTATAAGACACGAAAGTCTCTCCAACACTGTCGAGAAAATTTTTACTTTTAAGTATTCTTCCGTCTACAGGAACCAAAGAATTAGGGTCTAGTCTCAAAAAATACCGCGTTCCTTCCCCAACTTCTTTTCGGAAGTTAGCTAAAGCTTCATCAAACTTTGCTTTATTATTTACGTCTTTTCTTTCATTCCGAGAGAACTTATTTGCTATAACAGCTGCAAGTGAAACAATGCGAAGAACATTGCCGTGATTTTGGTTTTGTGGGTTTGGGGTGACCCACAGGCTGCCTGGGGGAGCAACAGCATCCTTGTCTGGGCTAGTTGCGTTTAAAGATACAGCAAACCCAATCTCAGTAACCTCACAACTGCGTGTATTGCTTACAAAAGCTTTTACAGTATTCAAAGGGACTGATGTAATGCTTGTGACGGGGGCATTCCCAGAATCTCCAGCGTCACAATCCGGCTCCTCTCCGCTAAAACCAAAAGCCTCATTATTGCTAAAAGTTTGGGAAAAACAACGAACTTCGCCCTGGTTGATTGTTCCAGTTAAATACTGGTCAGCGCCAGTCAAAGACTGCACAACTTGGAAATTTCCTTGCGGGTTAATCTTTGCAGGCGTTGGATCGTTATTGCTAGTTGAACCGTTAGTTGTGCCAAAAGAATAATAAGCGTCGTCCAGCGAATCGAGCGTTTTACGCCCCAAGCGCACACCTCGCTCGGCAGGAGTCTCTAATTGCTTGCCCCCTTCAGCAATGACGTAAGCCACGCGAACCCACTCATAAACGCCAGCGCTGTGCATCCGCTGATATACAGCATCAGGCACTGTTACAAGCCCACCAGAGGCATTAGTGCGCTTGCCAAACAGAATCGGAATGCTGTCGCCAAGCGAAGAAATAGTTTGCCCTGCATTGAGCGCAAACGTGGCGATCGTTGGCTTTATTCTGGTTTTACTTGCACTTTCAGTCGGCTTTTTTACGAGCGATGGCCCCACGTAAAGCGGAGTTGCGCCTACAACTGAGAAAGGTCCAACATTGCGGCCCCGCTCCACAAACCGGTTGTTTATCGCAGCTGCACTATCCCTGCTCTGTGGAACGTCTCGCCCATAAGTCCAAACCCACTTACTGGTAATTACAAACTTTTGGGTCTCTCTATCCCAAGCTTGTACGGTAGGGCCTGAAGACCTTTGATTACCATTCCTGTCAGTGTATGTGAAACCCATTAAACACCCTCAGTAAGTGGCAGTTTACCAGCGTTAGCCGTTGTTAAAACCCTGAATGGCACCACACCAGGCAACTGCGCTCCGGGACTTATAGGTTTAAGAGGTGACCCAACAACAAGAACGGCAGCAACTAAATTTAAGTTTGCATCAGTCACTTGGCCGGTAAATTGCCAAAAAACTTGAGTGTCGCTCTTGCCTGTAATTATGACTTCGCTGCCTTTTGTAATTAGGCTTTCAACGTCTGTTTGACTTAACGTTCCAAGAGGCAATCGCAATGACACTTCATCGGCATCACTGCCCGCGTTATCTGAATAACCACTAAGGTCAAAAGGTAAAAAATCAGCAGCAGAAGCGTCATAATTCTGCTTGTTAAGGCTTAAAGCCGAGATTTCAATTGACTGAAAGTAAGAGGTTGTCATGCCCCCAAGCTCCTGCGAGCTGCATAACTCCGCCTCAGGCTTCTCATCATATTTGCTTGGCTAACGTCGACAGCTGTAGCCACTCCGCTTTGCAAATCTGCCATTGACACATAATCACCGTTCTCCATCCGGAGTACAGGGCCAGTCGTGATGTTCACTGACGCTCCACCGCCGCCGCCGTAATACGAATTCTGCTCACTGTTGTAATTAGTATCGCCAGCTCTACCTGCGGGAGCCGCTCCAGCAGTGACGGCTTCGCCGCGAGCGCCTGCTGAATAGCGCTGCATTGCAGAGTTCATGCGACTGGAGGGGATCACATACTCAGACTCGCCAGCCTCGCCAATAACAGCGTTGGTAGGCCGGGTGACATAACCACCTGTAGCGAACCGTCTAACATTATTAGAGGCTTGGTTAGCCAAATTTCTTTCGTACTGGGCTTGCTCAATACGTGCTGTACGGAGTGCCCCTGCACCTCTGATTTGGGCAGCCGCCGCTCGTTCAGTTGCCGTTACGTTCATATTTGCTATCCTCAAAGACTCCGCCTGCAGCGCAACGGATTGCCGTGCCAATGTAACGTCTTTACCCGCTGATGCAGTTTTGTTTAGCTCAATCCTAAGGCGATTAAGCTCAATGTTGGCAGTATTTCTTGCGAGCCTGGCACGTATTTGTTCCTGTTGGACTTGCAGCAAAGTCTGCTGATAAAGCAAATTAGCTCGCTTAACTTGTAAGTCGAACTGGCGAGCAATATTTTTATTTTGTTTTGCTCGTTGCATTTCAAGCGCATTTATCTGCAATGAAGCAGAAATTTCAGCGGATGCAACCTTAAATCTGCCATCGGCTGCAGCCCGCCGAACATCGTTTCGCTTTTTATCCAACGACGTCGCAAATCTTAGTTTTTGCAGTTCTTTCTCTAAAAGAAAATCTTTTACCTTCATGTCGCTTATCTCTTTGTCTCGCATAAGCGCTCGTTTGGTTTCAAGAACGACCCTTCTTTTTTCTTGTTCTATAAGCTTTCTGCCTGCCGCTGTCTCATTCCTTTTGTCATTATCTAAGTCAGTCATTTTATTGAATTGTTCATTCGCAAGCCGAGACCTTTCCATTCTCTCTTCAAGCCTTAAAGCCAGCTCTTCGTTCCCTTTACGTCGCGCTTTTATTGCTTTCAGAGAAGCAGAAGAAATGCGAGATTGAATTTTTTCAGTTGCTTCAGTTATTTCCTTAAAAATTCGAGTTTCATTATTAAGTGCCTTTGCCTGCTCAACGGCTTCCCCAATCCCAAGTTTCGCTAAAAGACCTTGTTCGCCGCCTAAAACTTTTTCCCCAATAAACTGACCCGCCAAACTTCCAGCTAAACCGAGCGCAGGGCCACCCAATAAATTACCCAGTCCCCCGCCAATAGCACCACCAACACCCTCTGCTAAGCCCCCACCCATAAGCAATGGGAACAGGCCCCCAGTAAGACCACCGCTAACAACTCGACCTAACCCTTTTGCCCCTTTGCTTAGAGTAGGGAGGATGCGCTGCCTTAAGGTTGGCCCTGCCATAGCAGGACCTTGAACTCCAACACCTGCGTCAGTACCTTTTGCTATCTTACCGCTACTTAACTGCATCAAGCCGCGCTTTGCAAGTTGTCGCTCTAAACGCAATTGATTAGTTAATGTTTTATTTAAAGCCTGAGTATCAGCTCTTACTCTTCGGAGAGTTTGACTTTTTTTGATATTAGCTTTAACAGTTTTATTAATACCTATAGCTAAAGCCTCTTCCGCTTTCTTTTGGCTCGCGGAAAGAACAGCAGGACCTTGGACTCCAACACCTGCGTCAGTACCTTTTGCTATCTTACCGCTACTTAACTGCATCAAGCCACGTTCTGCAAGTTTTCGCTCCAGACGCAACCGATCACTTAGTGCTTTATTTAAAGCTTGAGTGTCAGATCGTAGTTTTCGGATACTCTGACTTTTTTTGACATTAGACGTAGCTGTTGCAGCGATGCCTGCCGCTCCCCCTCTTTTTTCGATCTCCGCGTCAATTCTTTGTGCTCGAATTGCTGCAGCTGGGCTCATGTACGCAGCAGTCATACTGGTGCGTGACCTTGGAGGCAAAGCAGCTGCGTTGTACTTCTTTAACTCAGCAGTGGCTTGTCCACGCTTTTTAATCTCTTCATCAATTAACCTGTTTTGCCTTGCTTGAGCCGTAGCTGCATTTTTTAAAGCGTTTACATATTGCTCTATTGCTCTTTTTTCTTCTGGTCTCCCTTGCTGTACTGAATTTAGTAAATCCTTTGAAACAGAAAGAACTTTATTAAAGTCCCGCAAAGACCCAGGGCCTGAAGCAAGTTTGTCTATTTGCGTGCCAAGCTGCCGAAGAGCTTTCTGCGCTTGAGTTATCTGCGCTTGCCCTTTCGTGACTATCTGGATTTCAGCCTTGTAAGCCACGTTCCAGTCGCCACACGTTGGCTCCTACTTTAGCGCCTGCGCTTCGCCTTTTCCATTTCGCGGTCCATATCCTCGTTTAAGACCTGGAAATAGGCACTCCAGCCGAGCAGTTCCTCCGGCGTCATCTTGGTGCGGACCTCGGACAAGCTCATGCCAAGCTCTTTGGCAACACCAAATTGCAGCATGAGCCAGTTGTCTTTCCGAATCTCCGCGCTTAAGATTTTGGGTCGATTGGCTCTTGCTCATCAGCAATTACAGCCACCATCAAACTTTGCAGATCGCTGTCCCTAACTTGTTTTTTCAAAATATCAATTTCGCCAGCGGCAAACAGCCTGTTGCCGTTTTCGTCATTGGCTTTTGAAATCAACAGCGACACAGCATATTTAGATATTTCAGTAGACTTTGATTCGGCTTCTGCTCGCTCACGCTCAGCAGCAGTCAAAGGAGTCACCCACATCTCAAACTCACTGCCATCTGAAAGTTGCACAACTTTTTTAGTCGGCTCTAAGTTCGCAGCCTTGCAAAGACGGTCAATTGCACGAACTGGAATCGAAGAAGGCATAAACGTCCTGATTTGTTCGCTTAGTGTAGCGCAAGAAAAAACCCCGGCTTGCGGGCCGGGGCATTTTTACGATCGCAACACTTATCAAGTAGTGCTGAAGTCGAAACTAGGTGTTCCAGCAGGTCGGAAACTTACTGCTACAGACTGAGCATCATCAGGATTGACGTTCATGCTGGCAGAAGTCAGCACTGCATCAAATTCAATGAAGCGACTCAGCGTGTCGCTCAACGCACCACCGCTATAAACACGGTCAATGTAGAGCTTCGTGGCTGCACCGCCTTGCTGGCGCTGAAGCACGTCCTGGATCATTCGGTTAGACAAAGCCGCGTCTTCATTAGTCATGTAAACGTCAGCACTGCCTGTCCCATCACCAAATCCCGCGATATAACTGCGGAATGGCACAAATTGACCAGGGGTTTGGCCAATCGTGGTTACATCAATTTCGCCCCTCTCAATCTCAAACGTCCAATTTCGGACTTGCCCGACAACGGCATAATCCGCGTAAGCAACTTGAAACTCATTTGGAGAAGCGACCGTACCCGTATTGCTAATGGTGATCGTAGACCCGCCAAGAGTCGCAGATACCTGCAAAACGCCTGTGCTAGCGGCGTAAGCAATTACAAAATAGGTAGTACCAGTGACGATGCCGCCAGGCAGCGTTCCAGCGGGAGTTCCGCCTTGCTGGTTGACCACGCTAAATTTGACAGGATCACCGACCTTGAAATTCAGGAAGGTTTCCACCGTCACGGTGTCATTTGCGGTGCTTACACCTGTTGAGCTGAAAGTTCCGCGTGTTCCAGCGGGTTTGTAGTAGAGAGCGCCGGAAGTGCCGGACAGAACAGTAGTGGCCATGGACGTACCAAAAAGAGGAAGTCTGCGGGCTACGCCCGGCTAAAGCCAGATTAGCGCAAAGTATTTACGCAAGCACCGTCGCTACGTATCCAGCCTCGATTTGCCCTGCAAAGTGAGGTGCTGCCTCCACTGCTGAAAACGTTGGACCGCTTATCTCCCCAACTCGGAAATACACGTCCCCAGTCACCGCTGTCTTTGCTGTGTCGTTCAATGCCTCCAGCACTCCGACCGCAGCAGTCACCAACGTTTGATTTCGAGCCGGGCCTTGGCCTTTCTCGCTAAAAACTCGAATAACAATCGCTCCACGCGCATTGTCGACACTAGAAGTAAGCGTTGCCTCGTTTGTCGCCCCAAAGGTTATGTTTACTCGCACATATTCGGTCGTGGAGTTCAAAGGGGCAGCTGTAATGTTGTCAAAAAAGACGGGCACTGCAGGGCTAAGACCGTTAAAAGCGGCCAACAAAGGAGTTTCAACAGCAGCACGAATTGACTGATAGTTCATTTGAAGTCGCCCTCAGCTTTTTTCATGGCACGGTCTACCGTCTTCTGAAGGCTACCGCCCTCTGTATAGGTCACAAACCAATCAAGTTCTGCAGTTGATCGATTAGGCCCGCTACCGCTTGGACCGCTACCTTTTGGCCAAGGCTCACCACGAAGACCTCCAGAGCGCCTGCCACGAGCAATCGGCTTAATTGCATCTGTGCCAGGATCCCTAAACTCTCCTACTTTTAAATCACATGCAATATCTGCATAAGGAGCCGTATTTTTAAGCTTGAACGGCGACCCCAACAAATTTGCATTAACGTCTCGGCCTGAAACCCTTGGCGCTTTTACTGGCTGAGGAGGGCCTTCTGCACCTGTACCGCCAGATGATGCTGTTGCAGTCTCTATCTGCCAAGAATTTGAAAATTTACCCGTCCAGGCTGGCCCAAGTCGTTGCAAATCCTTTACGACATTCTCTGCTGCAACAGCTCTTGAGTTGTAAAGCGCACTGACCGCAATTCGATCAATTTCTTCTAAAAATCCCTTAAACCCAGCACTTGCCATTATTGCGGCCTCACGAAAAGCGTGTGCATGACTGGATCCTCACCGCGATAACTGGTTACATTGATAATTTTCGCCTCCCGAGTGACGCCCGCTTGCTCATACTGAACTCGATCAGCCTGCGTCGGATAATACGATCCAAGCTCATCATTCCCGATAATGATTTTTAGATCTGTGGTTTGATATAAACCCTCAGATTCAGCAGGCGTCAAACGGAGAATTACACCTTTTACCGCTACCGTCGTGTCCGCTCCAGTGACAGCTCCAGTGGATGGCGTGTAGGTCCGAGGTGTTGTGGTCTTAATGTACGTGATGTCCTGACCCCAATCGTCAAGGATTGATTTGGGGATTGCAGCAAATGTCGTATCAATTAGTCCCATCTCAACCCCTCATAACACGAACTTGATAACTCCCACTGCCGCCCAAGCAGTAAGCCCCAAGATAAGACTGCAGCCAAGGGTAAACATCAAAAACGTTATTAACGGTTCCCGTGGCTTGACTAGCAGTATTGTACTTAACTTTGAGTTCACCCAACTCGACTTCTTCGTATAACCCCTTATCGCCGGTAGTCCCTGTAATTGCGTCCGTGTCATTGGCTAGCGCATTCGCTAACTCATAAGTAGCGTATTTAATGTCTTCTGGAATCGTCGTACAAACTAACTCAACACGATCTACATGATAATTATTGCGAGGCCAGCTCAATGCTTGGCTCGTATCGCAACGGTCACCATAAAAATTCAACGTGTCGATCCAGCGCGTAGCTGAAATCAATGCACGATTTTTCTTGTCGTCTTGCTTGTTGTCCCATTGCGTACTGCTTGGAACGGTCTCGAAGTATGCGTCGGCTTCAGCCAAGGTCACATAGCTGTTAGCTGATGCGCTGCTGAGAGTAGCGTTGATCGTTGCAGCCACGGCTTACTTACCTACCTTTTTCATTGCCATTTTATGCGCTTCCGTGAAGGTCTTACCAGCCTTCATCAGACGCCGCATTTCGGCCATGTGCTTTTTAGTGTGATGCTCTGCATGGCGCTGCATCGCGGCTTTTTGCCGGTCAGTCAGTTTTTTAGGAGTGCTGTACGCCATACCAAAAAAAAGGTGGCCCCACCTAATGGTAGGGCCTTTGCTCTGATCAGGATCAGATGGTGCTGGTATCCAGCGGGCTGTTGACAGTGACCTGAACCAAAGGAATCAGATCGATGTCATAAGTAGCAGCCCACTTGTTAGCGGTTGCCAGGTTGGCGTTGGTGGGGTTGTCACCAGCGTCAGCCCACTTGGTGCCCATCACGTGATAAGCAGAGTGGTAGTCAACCGACAGGACGTCCTGCTTCGAGAGCACGTTTCTGTCAGCTTCGATGCGAAGCTCTTGCTGTTGACCTTCCAGGATGGTTCCTGACTTGGTGAGATAACAGAAGAACTCACGCTGATGGCCAGAGGTGCCAGGAGCCACAGTGTTAACTGCAGGATCCATGATTACGTTCATACCGGCAAATTCGCCAATAGAACGAGCACCAACGCCAACACCGCCGCCGCCCCAGGTCACGGCACCGCCAGTAGACAGCGCAGAGGTGGAGAAGGTCAGCAGGCCAACCTGATACAGGTAGAAACCAACAGAAGGATGGACAACAAGGGTGTCCAGCTCGTCACCACGCTCTCCGAGCTTGGAACGTGCTTCCGCTACTGTTGCGCCGGTCAGGAAGTTGGCTTCAACAGCGCCAGAAGCAGCTGCCTTGCCTTTATCCAGAGCGTTGCCAGAAAGAGCAGTGCCGAACAAACCAGCAAGATGAGAGAACAGACGAGCGCTGTTCAGCTTGTTGATTGCATCAGCCAGCTGGTTGCGGATGTGAAGCATTGGGTCTTCGCCCGCCGCCAAAACCGCCATGTCATCTACTGCATACGCGAAACCGCGATGGCAGATGGTTGCGATTTGAGTTCCAGTTCCGATCTTTTGAGGAGTCAAGTGACCGGCAGAACCAGTGCCCCAACTCGCAGTCCCGTCCATGATCTCCTCCGTTGGAGATACAGGATTGAACTCGGGGACTTGAACGCGAGTACCGCCTTGTCGTGAGTCGAGAAGGGCGTTACGGACAACAGCGCCAGACTTGATAAACAAGCTGCGCTCTTTGATTGCCTCAGACACATAGGTGCTGAGATTATTCCTTTTTACGATGTCCGCAAGAAGGACACCGCCGGAATAATTCTGAAATGGAGCAGCCATTTCTTATTCGGGAGTAAGGTTTGCGGTTCACAAGTCACGGACTTGTAGGTGTCCCACGGGGACTACTTACCTGCCTCTCTCCTGAGCACGGCTGCAAGATCGGGGTCGGAAGCATCCA